CGGCAACGCAAGGGTTTACGGCGACGCAAGGGTTTACGGCGACGCAAGGGTTTACGGCGACGCAAGGGTTTCCGGCGACGCAAGGGTTTACGGCGACGCAAGGGTTTACGGCGACGCAAGGGTTTCCGACAACGCATGGGTTTACGGCAACGCAAGGGTTTACGGCGACGCAAGGGTTTACGGCGACGCAAGGGTTTACGGCAACGCAGAGGTTTCCGGCAACGCAGAGGTTTACGGCGACGCAAGAGTTTGCGGCAACGCATGGGTTTACGGCAACGCAGATTATGCATTAGTACAGGGCTTCGGAACAGAATTCCGCTGCACAACTTTTTATAGGGGCAAAAATAAAAAAATAATGGTTAATTGTGGGTGCTTTCATGGAGATTTAGAAGAATTTAGAAAACAGGTAAAAGAAACACGAAGCGGGAAAATAGCAAAAGAATACCTAATGATCGCCGATTTGATGGAATATCATTTCACAAGCGAGGATTCTAGCAATGAATAGCGTACTACAATCAAAAAAAGAGTGTTTTTTCTGCAAAACGACTAGAAATCTGCATAGGCATCACGTTTTATATGGCAGTAGCAACAGAAAACAAGCCGAAAAGTATGGCTTTACAGTTTATTTGTGTTTAAATCATCATACCAACGGCGGCGAGGCAGTACATCGTAATCCCAACGGACCACTAGACAGGTACCTCAAGGAGCTGGCGCAGAAGTACTGGGAGGAGAACAACGGAACGAGGGAAGAATTTATCAAAACATTTGGGAGGAATTACCTGTGAATAAATTTAGAAATAAAAAGATTTTTACGAAAGATGGGAAGTTTGATAGTAAAAGAGAAATGCATCGCTATTTAGAGCTGGCGGCGATGCAACAAGCGGGGAAAATTACAGGATTAGAGCGACAGGCTAGATACATCCTTATAGGCAGCCAGAAACGAGAGGATGGCACTACAGAACGCCCCGTATCATATACAGCAGATTTCCGCTACACAGACAAAGAGGGAAAGATTGTTGTTGAGGACGTAAAATCCCCGCGCACAAGAAAAAATCCGGAATACATCATCAAGAGAAAACTGATGCTTGAACGGTATGGCATCACAATCAGGGAGGTGGCATAATGGGAAAAATAGAAGACTCAAAAGCAAGAAAAGCGGCAAAAACGATCAGAAAGTACTGCAATAAACACAAGTATTGCGAGGGATGTATTTTTGATATGGGAAATGTAGGTGAAAACTGCCTACTGCTCAACAAAGGGCCGCTTGAATGGATAAAACAGCTGGACACCCTCCGGGGTTAAGGATAGATACACATTACAGCAACACGTTAACGGTTCCATGAGGAGCTATATGCCATTGATTCCTCCGGATTTATTCCGGAGGGGAAAGGAAAGAAAATGCCATACGGGCTGAAAGACGAAGATTTTGACAAAATACAAAACAAAATAGCGAAAAAACTATATGAAATACCAAGCCTTGACCGAGCCGCATTTCTGGTGGGATGCACAGAACAAGAGTTAAGGGAAGCAATGACCGAACTACGCAAAACACCCAAATCGAGGGGGAAAATTGAAGCCGTAGAAAGGGAGTTGAGAAACAGAGGAAACAAAAACAAAAAAACAAAGCTTTTCCCAAGCGACCTGACAGAAAAGAGATTTGTGAGGGAGTGGACGAAAGCGTGCGGAAGAATAAGGGGGAATGAATAATGACATTAGAAGAGGCGATTGGGATTTTAGAAAAGGATATACACACAGACCCACCAAAAAGTGCAATTACGGCAAGAAAACATGATAAAGCCATATTGATGGCACTCAAAGCATTGGAAAAGCAGATTTCCAAGAAACCTATTGAAAGATTCACAGGCAATGAATATGTATGCGAGTGCCCGATTTGTCATGGCAGAACGTATACACCAAATGAAGTGGAGATTCAAAGTATTCAATATTGTTCTTGGTGCGGCCAGAAATTAGATTGGAGGCATAAATGAGCGATAATACAATCGAACCGGATACATATATGGGTTTAGCACAACAATACATAAAAAATGAAATAAGTGATGAGGAGTTTACGAAGCGGTGTAACCGACTGAAAAGGATACCAATGAAGACCTACGTGAGCATATCAGAAAAATTTATGCAGGGTGAAATAAGTGAGGAAGAATTTGTGGAACAGTATAACCGATTGGTTGAGCAGGAAGCTGAAAAACACTGGGAACCGGTCGAACCACATGAGCATATATGAAAGGAGTAAAAAGATGGAGCAGATTAGCCTTGAAGATATCAATCTTGATATAATCCCAATCGAAGTATTGATAGATGTTGACAAAAGAATAACTGACTGGAAGGCAGCTGGAGGTAAAGACTCTGATGCATACATCTAGAATGAGTTAAGATATTTAAAACAAGTCGAGCTGATAAAACGAGTCGAGTTGATGACAAACAACGCCGCGGATACGATCACATATTTTTAAACGGGAGGAAATAACAAATTTATTTGTAAAGCGAAGAAGGTGGTAAAAATGAAATATAAAGTATATGGGAACTATGTGTTCTCAAAATTTCTTTGTGAGGTTGAAGCGTCCTCACAAAAAGAAGCTATAGAAAAAGCATTAGATAATGCGCCGCAAAATGCTTGGCTGTGCGCTCAGTGCGCGAGTGAATTTGAAGATGCAGGAGAACTCATTGAGGCCTCTCTTATTGCGGAAGAAATTATTAAGGGGGAACAGGGTAAGAAATGAGCATAACAGAAGCAATAGTAATCATAGTAGCGATAATTTATACAGGATTTGTATTTTACACACTTAATAAGTGAGGTGGTAGGATGGATACACGAAATCACGAACATTGCAAAGACAAAACGGCGCATGAGCATATTTAGGAGGGAAAATGGAGAAAACAAAAACAGCTACAATAATTCCTTTTGAAGAAGTGGCGTACAAGGAACACGTAGTAGAAGCAGAAATTGTAGTTCACGGAAGTCGAGAAAAACCATTTTACGAAATTAAATACAGAAAAGCTGGCGAAGCTAATTACAGCATTGGATATTCGTCTTACAATTTAAATATAGTATTTGGATTTTTAGATAAATATTTTGTATTTGATAATAAAGAGAAAAATAATTAAGACTGGACGGCACATGAGTATATTTAAAAGGAGGAAGAAAGATGTTAACTGCTGTATATGATACAAGGCGTTCTACCGACGTAATGGAAATTCAGAAGGACGCTCAATATTTGAAAGAAGAAATGACTGGTTGTATATACAGGCACTTCAAAGGAGAATTATATATCGTAACGGACGTTGTAGTAAATTCCGAGTCTCTTGAGATAGAAGTAATATACAAAGACTTTACACCTTCCCAACTTACATGGAGTAGAGATTTAAAACAATTTTTTTCGGGAGTCAATACAACAAAGTACCCTGACGCGCTACAAAGAGTGAGGTTTAAAAAAGTTGGAAGAAACGGGGAGATAGAACGATGAGCAATCCTAAGCATGATTGGTACGGACACGCAGTAAAGCAGGTAAAAAAATACCCAGACAAACTGATTGCAGAAAATACAGCCCAGTCAGCCCTATGGATGTACGCTATTAACAAGGCGATAAAACAGACAGAGGGTATGGACAACGGTGAGGACAGAATGAAAGCTGTACAGCTGGTGTATTTTGAGGATAGATACACGATAGCAGGGGCGGCGGATAAGCTTGGATATGCAGAAATGACTATACGCAGATGGCTTAGTGCTTTCGCCAATTTGGCTGGGAAATATGCGGGATATTAGAGAGGGGGAATTATTTCCCCCTCTTTTTTTATGTTTGTCTAACGTGGCTTAAAAGATGTCGTACAATACACTTGTACGGACGAGTACTGGTAACTTTTTGTGAGACATAACCTCCTCTATCTTTTTGTGGTAAAAGTGTAAACTCTCATCCGCGTAAAAGAGAGTACGCAAGACACCTATCCCACGGTGCCTTGCGTTCCATACAGGTTGCGGGTCTACAAGTGTTTAGGGACCAGCCGCTTATTAGTCTTACCCCGGCGGCTGTTAAGGTGCAATTCCTTATACTTGTATCTAGTTGCGCTATGCAACTGGTGTAAACGATTTTTTTCATATTTTCTTTCCTTTCATATAACCCCGTAAACAATCCATTACGGGGTTATGGTTGTATTTAGGAGGTGACCCCAAAATGGGATAAGTAAATACCAGGAGTGGCTGACCCAAGAAGGGTTGCTTAAGCTAGAGGGATGGGCACGAGATGGATGCACAGACAAAGAGATTGCGGCGAACATCGGCATTAACCCAGATACCTTGTATACATGGAAGAAAAAATTTCCAATTTTAGCCGATACCTTAAAAAAGGGAAAAGATGTTGTGGACAGGCAAGTGGAAAAAAGCCTGTTACAACGAGCGTTAGGGTACAGCTACGAGGAGACGAGCGAAAAGTACGAAGGCGGAGTAATGACGGAGCGAAAAGTAACAAAGAAGCACGTTGCGCCGGACACAACAGCACAGATATTTTGGTTGAAGAACAGGAAACCAGAACAATGGCGTGATAAGCCGCAGTCAGAGAGTGCAAGTGACAAAGCACTGGCGAAAGCTATTGAAATCCTTGGGGGTGTCGATAGTGCCATTGACTAGCAAGCAGGCAGAATACCTGCAAGGCTGTAATCATCGTTGGAACGTAAAGACCGGAGCAACAGGCTCCGGGAAATCTTTTGTTGACTACACAGTTGTAATTCCTCAACGTCTGACACACCTAAAAGGATTAGGGCTGGCTGTGATGCTGGGAAACACCAGAGGCACGCTACAGCGAAACATACTTGACCCTATGCGAGAGATATGGGGCGAGGAGCTAGTTGGCGAGATACGGAGCGACAACACAGTACAGCTATTTGGCAAAAAGGTATATGCACTAGGTGCTGACAACAAGAAGCACGTTGCAAGGATACAGGGGGCAACAATCGAGTACGCCTATGGCGATGAGGTGACGACGTGGAACCAAGAAGTTTTCGAGATGTTAAAATCTCGTCTCAGAACGTCGCACAGTCATTTTGATGGGACGTGCAACCCGGCGGGACCGAAACACTGGTTCAAAGGCTTTCTGGATTCCGATGCAGATATATTCCAGCAGGCGTACAACATACACGATGGCTGCCTGCCTCCGGCGGTAGTGGATGAGTTAATAAAAGAGTACTCCGGGACACACAGGTACCAACGCTACATACTAGGCAACTGGGCGGTGGCAGAAGGTCTTGTGTACGATATGTTTTCGGAGACAAGACACGTTTGCAAAGCAGAGACTAGCGGAGAGATAATTGTTAGCTCCGACTTTGGTATGCAGAACGCTACCGTATTCCTCGTCTGGCAGAAAAGAGTAGATACCGGTAACTGGCATTGCATAAAAGAGTACTACTATTCAGGCAGAGAGAACAACCGCATGAAGTCAGTCAGTGAGCTAGTAAAAGGGCTAGAGGATACGCTAAACGGGCAGAAAGATGATTTAGTGATTGTTGACCCATCCGCCGCCGCTCTCATCGTGGAACTACGTAGTAGAGGGCACAAGGTCAAAAAGGCGGATAACACTGTTAACGATGGGATAGCAGACGTTGAGACGATGCTAACACAAGACAAATTATCGTTTGACCCGTCTTGCACACACACGATCGAGGAGTTTGGTATCTATGCGTGGGACCCAACAGCGGCTGACAAAGGCAGGGATGCAGTTATAAAACAGTCAGACCACGCGATGGACGCTATCAGGTATCTTGTAAAAACATTAAAACTCGTCAAGCACAGCCGAACAAGACAATACAAATCAATTCTAGGGTGATAACAATGTATCTATCATATCAAGATTTTGTTGCCGCAAAAGATAAAGGGCAATTTATAAATCAGTTTATAAAATTCCACGAGAGTACAGGAGCATACAAAGAGGCGTTAAAAGCGGACAAGTATGACGCACAGGAAAATGAAACTATTTTACAGTTTCAGCGCGTCTATTACACTTTGTTGGGTCAGAAAAAGATAGATAATTTTTCGTCTAACGCACAGATATGCTCTAATTTCTTTCACAAATTAAATACACAGCGCTGTTCGTACAGCCTGGGAAACGGTGTCTTTTTTAATGACATGGGTGTCAAAGATAAACTAGGCAAACAATTCGACAGACGGATTAAAGAGGCGGCTTACAACGCATTAATTCACGGTCAATCTTTCCTTTTTTGGAATGTAGACCACGTGCACGAATTTCCCCTTACGCAGTTCGCCCCGATGTGGGACGAGGACACGGGAGCGTTGATGGCAGGCATACGATTCTGGCAGTTGGACGAGCAGAAACCGTTTAAGGTTGTACTGTACGAAGTAGACGGCTATACAACCTACAGCGCAGAAAGCAAATTTGGAGAATTAAAAGAGATCGCTCCCAAACGGGCGTACAGACAGAGAATCGAGACTACAAACAATCTGGAGCCCGAAATTATCGGAGAAGAAAACTATAGCAGTCTCCCCATTGTACCAATGTTTGGCAACAAGCGACACATAAGCACCCTGAGGGGGATGCAGTCAAAGATTGATGCCTACGACGCGGTGCAAAGTGGTTTTGCCAATGATCTGGACGACTGTGCGCAGATGTATTGGCTCATTTCCAATGCTGACGGTATGACAGATGATGAGCTGGCGGAGTTTAGAGACCGGCTCAAATTTCAGCACATCGCAAAGGCTGAGGAGGGGCAAGTACAGGCATACACACAAGAGCCACCATATACGGCCAGGAAAGAGTTTCTCACACAAATGCGGTCGGAGATTTATGAGGACTTCGGGGCATTGGATGTACACGCCATAGCCGCCGGAGCAACAAACGACCATATCGACGCGGCATATCAACCATTAGACGATAATGCGGATGATTTTGAGTACTTTGTAGGCGATGCGATTGAGAAGATTCTGGAGCTTGCAGGGATTGATGACGAACCGCAATTTAAACGGAACAGAATCAGTAACGAGAAGGAGCGTACAGATATGATTCTTGAGGCGGCTAATTATCTGGATGAAGAAACCATCCTGAAAAAATTACCGTTTATCGCACCAGAGGAAGTGCCGGACATCCTTGCAAAGTTGGACGAAGAATCATATAACCGCTACACGGAGCCGATTGAACCCGATACGCCGGAAGATAACCCGGAAGGGGATGAATAACTATGTATCCATCCGACAAGTGGACAGAGCAGGAACTGCAAAAGTTAGAAAAGCGGTTAGCAGATGTATATAAACAAGCCGGAAAAGAACTTGACGGCAAAGCAAGAAACTATTTTAAACAATTCTCCAACCGATACGCCAAAGAATATGCGGCATACCAGGCAGGAAAGTACAGCAAGAAAGAATTTGAAGCATGGCTGATGAATCAGTATGGCAGAGGACAGAGGTGGGAAGCACTCCGCGAGGACATGGCACGGCGACTGACAGAGTCAAACCAGATTGCCGCGGCATACATCAATGAGAAAACCCCCCTTGTTATCGCCCTTAATCGCAATTTTGAGGCATATATGATTAAATCTCTTGTGCCTGATAGACAGATAAAAGAGATTGGAGATATTGCATTTAATTTGGTTGATGAGCATACAGTTAAGCGGCTGACAGTCAGAAAACAAAAAATTCTTCCGCCACGGAGGGTACTAAAAAGCAAGGATGTGCATTGGAACAAAAAGAAATTGCAAAATGCACTATTGCAAGGAATTTTACAGGGTGACAGCATAGGAAAGCTGGCAGGACGATTCCGAGACGTTACAGGCATGAATCATACTGCCGCAATCCGAAACGCCCGCACAGCGTTCACAGGAGCGCAGAACGGGGGCAGGCAGGCGGCATATGAGGAAGCCTACCAGATGGGAATTGATGTAGTTAAGCATTGGACGGCAACAAAGGACTTGAGGACACGAGACAGTCACAGGGCATTAGACGGTGAGGAAGTACCGTTTAACATGGCGTACTCAAACGGTCTCATGTATCCGGGAGACCCAAGCGGAATCCCGGCGGAAGTTTATAACTGTCGTTGTACGCAGAGAACTGCACTGCCTGTCGAACTGGCACAACCGCGAATGATACGCGTCAGAAACCCAGAGACAGGCAGAAACGAAGTTATAGAAGATATGACCTACCGCGAATGGCTGGCAACGCAAAGGGGGCGAATATAATGGCGGATATTGATGTTGTAAGCCACGTGGACGAAGTAATTTTAAAGACCACCATGGCACTTGCAAGAGCATTAGAGCAGGCAGGAGCCGCCGCAGAGGGGCACGCAAAAGACCTTTGCCCAGTCGATACGGGCGCGTTGAGAAACAGTATTACACATCAGACCGATTTGGATAATCTCACAGAGACAATAGGCAGCAACGAAGAATATGCCGCCTATGTAGAGTTAGGAACTGGCGTGTATTACAAGGGAGGACGAAAGACCCCGTGGACTTATCAGGACGATAAGGGGCAGTGGCATATTACAAACGGTCAAAGAGCACAGCCATATTTAAAACCGGCGGCGGCAAATTACACAAAAGAATACACAGCAATCATTGCAGACGAATTAAAAGGAGCGATGGGATAATGGACAGATTGTCTTTACTCGTTAAGGCAAAGGAAACGGCGGAGTATTTTGTTGATAAAAAATTTAAATACTCTCAAAACGTGGCGAATAGCTGGGCGGGCGCAAAGAAGAAAAAGGTAAGTAATTGTGCATCGTATGTTTGCTATTGCCTACAGCAATTGGGCATCCTCAAACCGGGACAACTGTTTTATTGCAACAGGAACGGAGCAGTTGTCTATAAGGGCGCAGGAACAAAAGCGGCTATATCAAAACGATATAGATTGATAAAAGTAAATAAATTACCCCAGGATTATAAAAACAAATTAAAACCGGGAGACATTTGCTTTTACCGCCTGCATACCAATATTTTCGCAGGGATAAACGAGAGAAATAAAATAGTGTGGTGGGACGCCGGAAAGGCTAGCACAAATACTAAAAAAGCAGGCGGTATTTATAAAAAGATACACAGGATTATTAACAGCAACCAGAAAATTTTGTACGTGTTGAGATGGAAAGGGTGACAACATGAATTTTAGAGAAGCATGGGAATTAATGAGACAGGGCGCGGCGGTAAAGCTTCCATCTTGGGGCGGCTACTGGTGTTTAGACGAAAAAGGCGAAAGCATTGCTATACACACAAAGGATGGTAAGGTGCTAGACATCCGTGAGACGGATAGACCACTGTACACCTTCGGCAACATTGCATCAGACGAATGGCAGATTGCAGACGAAAATAATTGTCCTCAACTTGGCGGCGAAGCTGAATTTAATTTTGGCGAAGCTATTAAATATTTAAAACGTGGTTTTAAAGTAGCAAGAAAAGGTTGGAACGGAAAAAGACAGTATATCCAGCTCGCAAGCGGGATTTCCTACAAAACACCTGCAGGAGATATTGTAAATTGCGAACATGATGCAATCGGTAACAAGGCAATCGCATTTGTCGGAACGTCAGGAGTACAGATGGGGTGGCTTGCTTCTCAGGCAGATATGCTTGCGGAAGACTGGGTGTTTGCAGAATAGAAAGGAGCAGAACGATGATTATTACAGGCATGGCGCACTTTGAGAGCGTGTGTAAAAAGAAATTAGTTGAATGGTATAACAAGAACGGTTATGCAGATACACCGCAGACACCGCCGGCAGATTTAAACAATGTATTTGTTGTATGGTCGTGCAAAACTCTACAGAATTACAAAGCATTGCTTTCTACAACATTCAGCGGGGATGGAATTTATGCTGAATACACCTATAACGGAGATAAGCAGGAGCTGTACGAAGACGTGTACAAAAAACTTACTAATACGTGCCATACAGAAGAATAGGAGAGAGCGCTATGAAGAAATTATTTATTAGCCCACTGATGGATGGCAAAACAGACGAGGAATTTTTAAAAGAAAGAAAAAACGCAATCAAAAGCGCAGAAAAAATATTGAAAGAACCTGTGGAGGTAATTGATTTGATTTTTCAAGCGGGGTCCGATACTGCTAATAAACCTCTTTGGTTTATATCGGAATCGCTCAAACTGTTATCAACTGCTGACATTGCGTATTTTCCGAAAGGTTGGGAAGGCGCGAGAGCGTGCAGAGTTGAGCACGCCTGCGCTGTTGAGTACGGGATTGCAGTGATTGAAGGTTGTAAAGGAGAAAAATATGGCACAGAAGAAAATTATTGACGTGTCGGTATACAACGGCACAATCAACTGGAAGAAAGTAAAGAAATACGGTTGTGATGGTGCAATCATTAAGATTATCCGCAAGGATTTAGGCAAAGATAAAAAATTTGAGGAGAACTATAAAAAGTGTGAGAAATTAGGTATCCCATGGGGCGTGTATAACTACACATACGCTACTACAGTGGCAAAAGCTAAGTCAGACATGGAACTTGTATGCGACATCCTCGACAAGATTAGTAAGAAGCATTTTAAATACGGCGTTTGGTTTGACATTGAAGACAAAGTGCAGGCAGGGCTAAGCAAAGTAAAGATTGCCGAGATTATCAATGCGGCACAGACTGTCGTTGAGTCAAGAGGCTATAAATTTGGTGTTTACACCGGGATGTCGTATTTTTCGGAGCATATTGATAAAAACAAGGTCAAGTGTAAAAACTGGTGGATTGCACGTTATTACAAAGGCTATAACCGCATGGCATTTAAAGCGACACCAAACAAATCTTATAAGCCTACAAACGTAGCCGACCTTATGGCGTGGCAATATACTAGCTCTGGCGTGTTTCCAGCCAAGGTTTCAACCGGCAACGGCGGAAATTTTGATTTAAATATTTTATATCACGACTTTCCAACGGCGGCACAGAAGGAAGAAACAATAAAAAAGGTTAAATACACCGGGAAATTTCCTAAATTGCCGCCACGCGGCTACTATGCGTTTTTAGACGGCATCACGGTATTAAAAAACACAAGGGAAGAAATTGAGAAATTGCAGAAGTTTTTAAACTGGGCTATCGGCTCAAAATTAGAAACTGACGGCAAATATGGAGAAAAGACAGAAGATGCAGTTAGTATTTTCCAGTCGAAATGTAAATTAAAAATTGACGGAAAATTTGGGGCGAAATCCCTTAAAGCCGCAAAATTATTTAGCAAGTAATCACGAAGTACTGTGATTTACATATAACGTCATTTAGGGAAAGAAATCCCTCAAAGAAAAGGAGTAAATCAAATGGCATTAACAAGAGCTTTTTTGAAAAGCATGACACTTACAGACGAACAGATTTCCGCAATCATTGAAGAACATTCTGCAACCGTTACGGGTCTCAAGGGTGAGATCATTAAATACAAAGAGGATGCGGAGAAAGTCCCAGACCTCCAGAAGAAATTGGAGGACTACGAAAAGGATGATTGGAAAGGCAAGTACGAGAAGGAACACGCAGGTTTTGAGAACTACAAAGCCGAACAGGACAAGAAAGCGTCCTACAATGCGAAAGAAGCCGCATACAAAAAGATGCTTGAAGATTCTGGCGTATCTAGTAAAATAATTAGCCTTGCCCTGAAAGCATCAAAAGAGACTATTGATAATTTAAAAATCGGAACTGACGGGAAACTTGAGAACGCAACAGAGGTAGAAAAAGGCATCAAAGAAGCGTATGCCGATTATATTACAACTGAAAAAATTCAGGGCGCTAATGTATCGAACCCACCGGGAGGAGAACCGGGGAAAATGACCAAGGAAAAAATCATGGAAATTAAAGACGCAGGCGAACGTCAGAAAGCGATTGCGGAAAATCACGAACTTTTTGGCTATTGAAAGGAGTAGACAATGGCAGGAGTAACCACTAGCACTGTATTAAATACAGATAGCGCTCTCAAAGCGAGAGAAATTGATTTTGTAACAAGATTTGACAAAAACTGGGACGCGCTGAGAACTATCTTGGGAATCTTTAAACCTATCAGAAAAGAGCCGGGCACCAGCTTAGTAACCTACGAAGCGCAGATGAAAGATGAAGCTTTACAGGGCGGCGCAAGCGTAGGTGAGGGTGAGGCAATCCCTTTTACACAGTTTAAAGTTGTGGAAAGCAAGAGAGAAGATATTGTTGTAGAAAAATACGCTAAATCTTTAACTCTTGAGTCTGTGGCAAAATGGGGCGCAACAGTCGCAATCGAAAAGACAGATGATGCCTTTATGGTTGAGCTGCAGAACAAGGTTTTGAAAGATTTCTACACGTTTTTAAAAACAGGAACATTAAAAGGAACACAGAAAAAATGGCAGAAAGCACTTGCGATCGCAAAAGGCGCTGTACTCAACAAATTTGCAGGGATGAACAGAAACGTAACTGAAGTCGTAGGCTTTGCAAATGTAATGGATTTTTACGACTGGTTAGGTGACAAAGAGATTACTGTGCAGACGATGTTTGGTTTACAGTACATCAAAGACTTCTTTGGTTTCTCTACACTGTTCCTCCTTCCTGACGACTACATCCCGGCAAAAACTGTTATTGCAACACCTGTAGAAAATATCGACTTGTATTATATTGATCCCGGCGATAGTGATTTTAAAAAGCTTGGCCTGGATTACACAACATCTGGCGAAACAAATCTGATTGGATTCCACGCAGGCGGCAACTATACAAACGCCACAGGCGAAACATACGCCATTATGGGCATGAAACTGTGGGCAGAATACCTTGACGGTGTTTGCGTAGTTACTGTCGGAACTACAGAAACTATCCCAGAAGTATCAAGTGCCGTTTCGGAAGTAAGTTCGAACGGAAAATAAAAGGGGATGATTGAGTGCTTTATGAAATCATGAATCACATTCACAATTTCTTCCCGGTCAAAGGGGCGGCAATCACGGGAGAAATAACAATCGGAGATTGGATTTTTGACACGCTTAATTTTGATGTAGGCGTGACAGAAGATACTAAAGACCTGCGTTATTCTACTACCGCGATTCGCCTCCCGCTACAAGATGGGCAGTACTATTTAGTAAGCGGCTCTATCTTTAATGACGGGGTTTATCAGTACCACAAAGGCAATACTGCTCCGTTACAGGAGGAGACTTTTAACGGCGTAGTTGTTCCGCTGGCTATCCCCAAACCGTTTTTGTCACTGGTGGACGAAATCAGCGAGTGGCAGGCGAAAAACGGCAATTTAGGAGCGTATCAGTCGGAATCGTTTGGCGGATATTCGTACAGCAGGGCAACAAACAGTAAAGGCGAGACCTACACGTGGCAAGATGCCTTTAGGGCACGCCTGAACCCATGGAGGAAAATGGCATGAGTTTAATCAATGAATTTTTACAAGATTGCATACTCATGGATAAAAAGCGTACTTCTGACGGCGAGGGTGGATTTATCACCGAGTGGGTCGAGGGCGCTAAAATACAGGCGGCAATAGTCCGTGACACCTCCATGTCTGCCAGAGTGGCGGAAAAAGAGGGTGTAACAGCAACATATACAATTACTACAGCTAAAACAGTAAAGCTGAGCTATCATGATGTATTAAAAACAAAAGACGGAAAAATTTTTAGAGTTACATCAAATGCAAGAGAAAAAGAAACCCCTGCGTCGTCTAATTTAGACATAGCACAGGTCATGGCGGAGAAGTGGGAGTTAACGTCATGACTCCAACAGCGGCACTGTATCAATTTTGGTCGTCTTTCGGCATAACTGCATATCCGTCTAACAGGGTGCCGGAAGATACCGCATTTCCTTTTATCACATACGAACCAATTATAGCAAATTGGTGGACAGGTGCGGCCGCCGCTAGCGTCGTAAATGTCTGGTACCACACAGAATCTGAGGCAGTCCCAAATAAAAAGGCGAAAGAAATCAGTGACAGATTGCAAGGAGGAACCACGGTCAAGTGCGATGATGGAATCATTTTTCTGTCGCAAGACCAGCCTTGGACTCCTTTAGTCGATGAAGCTGACTCGTCAATAGTACGCAGATACACAGTAATAACTATGCAATTTATAACTATTTAATGAGGTGAGCAAATGAAGTATACGCAGGTACCTTCTGACCTTTTCAAAAAAATACAGATTAACGCCGGTATTATTGTATCAGCTTTTGAGCCGGAAACGGGTGCCATAACAGCAACTAACATCCTCATGGCAACCAGCGGCGGTTGTAGCTTTAGCGCGGAGCCATCCTTTACGGATTTCGGGGAAGACATTGATAATGTGCCTAAAAACACGATGGAACTCAAGGAAATCGAATCTATCGAAGTAAAATTATCAGGCACAGCCGTTACAATGGATACCGCACAGGCTAAAAGTTTTATGGCGGCGGCAGACGTAGCGGGAAACAAAGTAACACCAAGGGCAGATTTAAAGGCAGAAGATTTTAAGGATATTTGGTGGATTGGCGACTATTCGGACGAAAATTCCGGGGATTCCGCCGGATTTATCGCAATCAAAATTATGAATGCACTCTCAACGGGCGGATTTAAGATTAAATCAGATGATAAATCCAAAGGAAATTTTGATTTCGAATACACAGGACATTACAGCATTAAGAACGCAGAGACAGTACCTTACGAGGTTTATATCAAAACAGGCGAAGCGGCGTAGGAGGTAAAGCATGAAATTATCAGAATTAACAGCAGAACAGGGTTTAGAAGCCATTGCGAACTCCCTCGAACATATCGGTAACATTGCAGACGATGATGATGCGCTCAGCCTGTGCCAGAAGCTTGTACCGCAGGAAGGGGAGAAATATATCAAAGTCTTTGCTAGGGGTGCTAAAACAGCTCCTAGGCTGTTAAAAACACACAAAGATGATGTAATTGGAATCTTAGCAGCGTTTGAATTGCAGAGTGTTGAGGAATACAAGAAAAAGCATAAATTAATGGACATTATCAAAGGCATGGTTGACCTCATCAATGAGCCGGAGGTACGTCAGCTTTTTTTCTCAGCGCCAACAAGCGCAGCAGAAGAACCCTCTGGCGATGCGCAGGAGAATACAGAGGAAGAAGCGTAAAGGGATTCTTGCTGTACGTCAAGGCTAAGATTTTAGACGACACAGAGGAATTAATTTACAAACGATACATGGCCGATGGGCTGAAATATGTAACCGAAAGCATTTCGCAGGCGTTCGGTGGGAAATATCTCTATGTATCATTTTTTGATTTAATTAATAGCGATAAAAAGCAAACAGTAACAAAGACTGGCGAAGAAATAGCCGCGGACGTCATTAAAAAAGCCGGATTGGTGGTGATGAGTGATTGAATGTGATGGAATTGTTTGTCACTCTGGCAATCAAAGACACCGCATATAAGCAGGGGCTGAAAGACGCAGAAGGTAACGCCAGCTCGTCCACATCAAAAATTGGCGGGGCATTTAAAGCGGTCGGGAAAGTAGCTAAAACAGCTATGGTGGCCGGCTCTGCTGCCGCCGTTGCATTTACAAAAACATCAATAGATGCCGGAATGAATTTTGATACTGCAATGTCTCAGGTAGCAGCTACCATGGGAACAACCGTAGACAAAATAGGGAACGTCAAAGCCAAGGCTGAGGAAATGGGGCGCACAACAAAGTACACCGCAACGGAAGCGGCGGAAGGAATGAATATCCTTGCTCAGGCTGGCTTGTCGGCGGATGAGCAGATTAGCGGTATCGGAACGGTACTTAACCTTGCCTCTGCCGGTGCTATGAGTCTGGAAGAATCGGCATCATATACTGCCGGAGCTGTAAAAGGCTTTGGTGACTCGATGAGTAACGCATCTTACTATGCCGATTTGATGGCAAAGGGTGCTACTCTTGCTAATACGGACGTAAGAGGCCTTGGAGAGGCTTTTTCCGGTTCTGCTGCCACAGCGAAAAACTACGGTCAAGCGGCGGACAGTGTCACGCTTTCCTTGCTTCGCTTGGCAGAGCAGAACGTGACAGGCTCCGAGGCATCTACGGCATTAAATAGGGCAATGGCGGACTTATATACTCCGACTGATGATGCATCAAAAGCTTTAGATCAGTTAGATGTATCCGCCTATAAGTTAAACGGCGAGGCAAAAGATTTTAACGACCTCGTAGACGAGCTTAATGGCTCTTTGCAGGGTATGACAGCGGAACAAAAAAACAATGCTCTTGCAACGATTTTTACAACGCAAGGCTTACAGGCGTTTAATAAAATGACCGCATCGAGTGATGCGACTGTGCAAAAATTTTGGAAAGGAATACAGGATTCTTCCGGCTCCGCAGCACAACAGGCGGCTACGCAGTTAGATAATTTGCAGGGCGACATAACCTTGCTATCTAGCGCCACAGAAGGCCTGCAACTTGCTTTTTATAATACCTTTTCGGGTACTATCCGTGGTGCCATCAAAGGTATAACAAGCGAGGTTAGTGGATTAGCTGAGGCGATGGAATCTGGCGGCATAAGCGGCGCCCTTTCCAAACTGGCGCAAGATGCGATTAATTTTAGCGGCCAGTTGCCGGGGCTGACAAAAATCGGCGGCGACCTCATAAACGGTTTAATTTCAAGCGTTACTCAAAATTCTGGCAGTATTACAACTGCTGTCAGCCAACTGTTAAATAATCTTGCCTCTACGATTTCCACAGGGCTAAATGTATTTACATCGGTCGGAGTTAATTTGCTGACGACTATCGCTAACGGCATGACTCAGGGCATCCCGACCTTTTTGGGGCAGGCGTTGCCGATGCTGACACAATTTACAGAGTCATTGAGGAGCAACGCAGGCAAATTGATAAATGCAGGCCTGACACTTATCCAGAATATTGCTCAAGGGCTGATTAATTCTATTCCTGTATTGATTGCATATGTACCTACAATCATAACGAATTTGGCTGGCATTATTAACGATAATGCGCCAAAAATCCTTGCAACAGGAGTAACAATCATAACAAATTTAGCGATTGGCTTAGTTCGTGCGATTCCGTTATTAATTGCTAATTTACCGAAGATTATCACAGCAATCGTAAGCGTATTTACAGCGTTTAACTGGTTTTCGCTTGGTAAAAACATTGTTACCGGCATAATAAAAGGGGTCAAAAATCTCCCTTCCCTTTTAAAGGGTGCCGCTAAAAATGCTGTAAACGGATTCAAGGGAGCATTTAAGGGAAATGGTATTTTATCGGCTGTAAAAGGAGCATTTACTAAGATACCATCGGCTGTTAAAAGTATCTTTACTAAGGCAGTATCCCTTGTAAAAAGCTTCCCTGGACGGTTTAAGAGCGCCTTAAAGTTTAGCTGGTCTCTTCCACACCTAAACCTACCGCACCTGAGTGTTTCCGGCGGAAAAGCTCCGTTCGGTATTGGGGGAAAGGGTTCCCTGCCATCGTTCCATATTAGCTGGTATAAAAAGGCTATGGAAAGTCCATATGTATTTTCTGATGCCACATTGTTTGGAGCAGGAGAAGCAGGAGACGAGATGCTGTACGGTCGTAGCAGACTGATGAACGATATCAAAGAGGCAACACAGGGAACGAAAAACGATGTAACTATTAACGTAACTGTAAACGGTGCAGATAACCCAGAAGAATGGGGAAGAAGAATGGCAAGTGAACTTAGAAGGCAGGTGAAAATGGCATAATGGCAAAGAAAAAGTCTGCTGCTCCTAGCGGTCTGTCTATATCGAGAGACGGTTTGAAATTTACAATATCTTGGAAAATACCGGCGAAAAAATATGAGGATGGACAGTGGCTATGGTATCGTCTACATACAAAAAACGCCGGTGCTTCTAAATGGGATTGGACAAAGTGGAAGAAAATAAATGTAGGAAAATCAGCAACCAAAAAAACGGTAGCACTTAATGCAAAAAATTATTATCCTGTCTCATCAAAATTATTAAACGCGATAGAATTTAAGGTAAAGGGCAAAACAAAAAGTGATAAAAAGCATACCTATACAGCCGCACATTCCACAAAGACATTTACCATTTATGCACCAAATGCCCCTTCCGTTTCTTATTCTCTTGATGATACTGGCGCAAATAAAGGTACATTTACTTGGAATACCTCATACGAGGCAAATGATGCAAGGCATTTTGCAAGGACGCAGGTACAGACCGCATTAATGACAAACTATAAGGGCGCCATTGCAAACGCTCGCTTTACCAATGCATCCTATACGGGAGCGTCTGGCACATGGGCGATAACAGAGGATGGTTCCCCGACACAAAACAAGACATTTTGCCGTATTGTAAGGGCAAAATCGAGAGGGTGTGCCGGAGATTCCGGTTGGAGCTATGCATACCATTATTACAGCATCCCAGAGCGTCCAAATATACAGAGTACAGGGAGCAAAGAGATAGGCTCCTCTAGCCGCTATGTATGGGCAAACTGGGTGCAGGCATCGCCGCGGGACCGCCCTGTGGATTCTATGGAGTTACAATATGCCATAGACACGCCGGAAAGCGGAGAGAGGTATACCGGCACATCATGGAGTACAGGAGTAACCGTTGCGTACCATGATTATACGGTGTCAGCAGATTTTAACACAGACGATGGCATAGCGGAAGACCAGATTATGTGGACAAGAGTGCAAAGTACGCACGATAAAAAATATGCATACTCTGAGCCACGAGTAGCGGCGCGAGGGGCTTTAAAATCCCCGTCATTTGATACGGTATCGGCAACAGGAACAACACTTATCATCAATAACGTTGAGCGAAATACGGAGGTTCCTGACGCCAAAACAGCAATCTGGATGAAAATAGACAACGAGGAAAAAGGTATTATCGCGATCACCGACAAAGAAGGGACAATCACAGTTACGTGTCCGGACGTGTCCGGCGGCGCTGAATACCAGATTGCCCTCAAGAATTTTACCGGAACTTCTGCACCTCAAAACGGAGCATCTGGCATCACCTACAAACTTAGCCCCCTCATGCAGTCAGGGTGGGTTTACTCGGAAACAAGAAAGATTGCAGTCCCACCGAAAAATATAACTGCAATGGCAGTGGCATCTGATACCGTGGAACTAACATGGGATTGGTCGTGGAAAAATGCAGATGCGGCTACCATTGCGTGGGCAGACCATGAGGACGCATGGATTAGTACGGACGCCCCAACTACTTATGATGTAGAGGACAAGGAAACAACGTGGCATATCGGGTCCCTGGAATCGGCAAAAACATATTATTTCCGCGTAAGATTGCGGGATACGTCCGGGGACGAAGAAGTGCTATCTCCTTGGTCTGATACGGTTTCCGTATCACTGAGCGAGACACCAACAACACCTACATTAGCAACAACAGAAAACTATCTTAGTATGGACGACACAGTTATTTGTAGTGTCGGCTATACCGGAAACAGCAAAGCGAGCATAAAAATAGCGGAAGCGGTTAACGATGAGCCAGTTAAAGGCAAAGATGGAAACGTCGTTGTTTTAATGATGTCTTCCGGCATGGAGACATTATCGGAAACTATTGAAAACATTAATAAAATCTATACTGCAAGTGGCCTTTTGAGCAATCTATGGAATGTAGGAGAAATCCATTATTTAAAAGCAATGGTTACAGCACAGGGAGGCAAGGAAGGGGCATGGTCAGATTCTGTGGCTGTTGAAATTGTTGCAAAACCTGCGATAAACAGCGTGACAACAAATCTTGTTTCGGAATCAACTGCATATAATTCTGGCGATGTTACCACGGAAACAAGCGACCAGACAGTACCAGAATCATCGGAAGGTACAACAAATTATTTAGAGCAGCTACCATTAACAATAGTCCCTTCCTTCGGGGATTCTGCTGGCACAGCAAAAGTAACGATTGTCAGGGACGAGGATTATTATATTCTGCGCCCGGACGGATTAAAGGAACAACATTTTGCCAATGAAATTATTGCTAGTTTTACTGGCAGTGAAACAGACAACTATGCTATTGGCTTAAGCGACCTGATCGGGCAGATGGATGACGGTGCAAGGTACAGCATACAGATTGCATTTACAGACATTTATGACCATGTGGCAGAAAAAAAGATACCGTTTGTTGTACGGTGGAAACACCAGCCGGAAGTACCAACGGCCACTGTAAATACGATTGCAGACAACAAAACAGCGAGTATTGTTGTTGCTAAACCAACCACATATGCTGATGGGGATACATTCGACTTGTATCGGATGAGTGTAGACAGAGCAGAATTGATTCTGGAAAATGGGGTTTATGGACAGAAATATGTTGACCCATACCCGGCGTTAAATGAGTACGGCGGCATACTGGTTGTAAATAAAACTGCCAACGGTGACTATATAACGTCAGATAGTTCGTTTGCGTGGTTATATAGCGATTTTTCCATCGAATATAAAAAGGCAATCATTGATTTTGACGGTGAATCTATCGAAATCCAGTATAACCTTGATTTAGATAATTCGTGGGATAAAGATTTTGAGAGGACAGTATACCTTGGGGGCTCTGTGCAAGGCGATTGGAACCCTGCGATCACTCGCGATTTAAAAATTGATGCAGTAAGTATCTCACTGACAGAACCAACGATGATTGAGCAAATGAGACGGCTCGCAACGTATCCCGGAATATGTCACGTTAGGACACCAGATGGTTCATCGTTTTCCTGCGATATACAGGTGTCGGAGAAAAAAGACCACGATAATAAAATGAGGACAGATTTCTCATTAACGATAAAAAAAGTGGATTCGGAAGAACTGGATGCTGTGACGGAAGAACAGTGGAACGCAGAACATCCTAATGAGGTGGCGTGATGGATTGGAGCAAAGGATTTTCAGCAAGATATATTTTAACAACAGTTGACCCTAAGACGTGGACAGACCGTCAAGAATTTGAATTTACTGAGGGTAGTATTGACCGGGACAGTACGTCAGATTTAAGGGAATCTGCTTCCGTCACAATGACGGAAAAGATAACAGACAATGAGTGTTGGGTCCGCATTTACCTACAAGCCAGACAGGGAGGGTCGGGAGCAAAAGTAGCGCTATTTACTGGCCTGACCGCCTTCCCAGAAAGAAAGCTTGATGGTGTGAGAGAAACTTACAATATTGACTGTTATTCCGTTCTCAAGCCGGCAGATGATGTAATCCTGCCGCGTGGCTATTATGCACCAGCCGGTAGCGGAGCAAAACAGATTAAAAATCTGCTTAATGATTGCATCCCCGCCCCTGTGTATGTCGAAGGAACATCGCCGATAACTACAGATAATATCGTTGCGGAAGATGGGGAAACAAGGCTCACAATGGCGCTGCATATTTTAGATGCCATTGGCTGGCGGATGCGAATACTTGGCGATGGAAGTATTGTTATCTGCGCAAATGATAATAATAGCAGTCTTACGGTGGGAATTAACGCGAACGACATCATAGAGTGTGATGTAACAGACACATTTAATTGGTACGACACACCGAACTGTTTTATGGCAATACATGACGATTACGGCGCAGCCATCGCGCGGGACGACAGCCCGGACAGTTATTTATCAACCGTCAGCCGGGGCAGGGAAGTGTGGAAATCGGAAACAGGCGTTGAATTATCTTCCGGGGAAAACATAGCGGCTTATGCCGTTAGAAAACTAAAAGAATTGCAGAATCCTGCCAGAACGATACAGTATAGCCGGCGATTTTTCGAGGACGTTCTTTTAGGAGATGTGGTCTTTCTAAATTATCCGAGACATGGCCTTACTGGAAAATTCAGAATAATATCACAAACCTTGTCGCTTGAACACGGATGCCGGACAAAGGAAGAGGTAGAGAGCATTGAATGATTTCATAAAAGAGATTGCCTCGGCAATGAAAGAAAGCAAAACAAAGCCTTACGACACGGTTGCAAAAGTCCTTCGGGTTGACGAAAAAACAGCATATGTCCACATTGACGGTGGAGCAGATGAAACCCCCGCACAGATGGCAATTAATTGTAAGACAGGTGACACAGTAAAAATCCGTGTCAGCGGCGGAAAAGCATGGTTAACAGGAAACATTACAGCACCACCTACAGATGACTCTGTTGCAATTAAAGCGAATAAGACAGCTACTAAGGTAAAGAAATCCTACGAGAACTTTAAAGATATTACTGAGGAAAACTTTAGCAGTCAGGAAGACAAGATAGCAGAGGCTGCTAAAGTTGCAACTAACTTCATGAAATATATCGAAGGACTTGGATTAGTTGTCGGTGATATGCGAGGAAATACGCTTGGACAGAACGCGTTACTTGACGCAAATGGAATGTGTGTGCGCAACAATAACAGCGAAATTGTACGATTTGGAATTACAGATATTAAAGTAGTGAATGAAGACGGAGACCCTGTTTATAGTGGCGCTGGCTCGGTCGTAAAGTCACAAAACAACATTGTTGTATCAACACAGCAAACAAAAGATGCAGGTAATACTAATGCCGGTGGTAAGGCTGCGCTTGAATTATATTATGATAGTGCAAAAGATAATATGAGTCTCTCGTTATCTGTAAAAAGTGGAACATCCTATACTGATTTGTACGAAAGCATTGGAAATGGGATATATGCTGATAACTCTAATACAAAGATTGTGTCTTCGGACGTAATAAAGTTGGATGCAGGGAGAATATATTTATCCACCTATTTAGGGACTTGGAGACCATATTTTTGCGCTGGCGATTCGATCAGTGCAACTTTTGGTACTGCTGGATATATTACGAGTTCCGGCAAGGATGTCATTTTTATAATTCCATTATCAAAACCAATAATTGGGAACCCGACGGTAACAGTAACAAGTGTGGAAGGGCTTATGGTCCGACAAAATAATAAGTATTTGTATGGTGGCTCGTCAACAAAATATGTCAAACCTAGCAAATATGCTGTACACTCAACGCTTAGTGGAGGCTGCATCCATGTATTTGCAACAATGCCAAATACTACAGATGTTACAAACAATAGTCCTTGCGGCATCTATGCTAATATTAAGATAACATTCTCATAGGAGGAATAAAATTGGCTTTAAAAAAAGAAATCCGTCAAAGCGATGGCGTAGTTACTAATTATCACAGAATATTATATATCCAATCTACAATCAACAGTCATGATTCAATAGCTGTAGTATCTTATGTAGATGAGATTGGTAGAGCTATGGAAAGCAACGGTGACAGACCGTACAGAGCCGCTGTTACATATGAGAAAGAGTATGAAGAGAATATGACTATTGAAGATGCTTATAAGTATCTCAAAACACTTTCGGAATACGAAGACGCAGAGGATATCTGATACAATTTATGCATAAGGAGGCGAGAGCATGATAGCTAGTGGAACAATAATTATTGATGGGCAGACATACCGCAAAGGAGATGTTATACACGATTTAGGCGGCTGGGATTGCATAGATACGGACGGAAGTAAGCGATATTACTGGGGGAAGTCTTCCGAAGTAGATAAATTGCCTCATTATGTTGCAAGTGGTTCGACGGCGTTATGTGTAGACACAGGGGAATTATATGGCTTTTATGCCCCTGATAACAAGTGGTTTTTACTTTAGGGAGGTGTAGAGCATGAGAAAAAGCGGTTTAACGGGAGATGAGGCGTATATACTCGCAAAACATGGGGAAACAACAGAAGACCTTGGCCCGCTAAAAAAAGAAATTGGTTTGATAAAGGAAGATACTGCTGTGCTGCAGAAGCGCCAGAATGTGCTTGTTGGCAGTGAGACAGGAAACCCGGTAAGCTGTGATGATGCTTTTACTGCACCGCTGTGCGGTCTGACCGTATACGGCAAGAGCACGCAGGACGGCACACCCAGCCCGGATGCACCTGTGCCTATTGTTAGCGCTGGTGATGGCGGGAACGTGGCGGTGAGGTTGATGGGAGCAAACATGCTAGAGGGCGCTAAACCCGGTGTGAAATCTACCGCATACGGAATAACTTACACTATAGATGAAAATGGCGTTTTAATTACTGGTACGGCTGCCAAAACTTTTAACATAAGCTTACACGACGATACGACGTACCGTTTAACTCGTGGTATTTACTACATAACGACCAGGGGGCTAAGTCCTTCTGCTATGCTCAATTTCTATTTCATCGGGAAATTCTCCTCTGATATACAGAACCAGAAAGTAACGCTTACCAGAGACGCGGATTTTTCACTCAGCCTGCAAATCTTAGGTGGTGCAACATTAAATACCACTGTTCAAGTGTCTTTAACGAGAAACAAAATCACCACTTACTCCCCATACTATGAACAGCTTCTCACCCTGCCCACTCCCAACGGCTTGCCTGGCATCCCTGTCACCTCTGGCGGCAACTACACTGACCCACAGGGCCAGCAGTGGGTGTGTGACGAGGTGGACTTGAAGAGAGGGGTGAAGGTGCAGAGGGTTGATAAAGCGGCTTTCGACAGCACAAAAGCGTTGGCTGAACAAAATGCAATTCTCACCACTCCCATCGAAACCTCGCTCACCCCTGCTGAAATTGCCGCCTACAAAGCCCTCACCGCTTACGGCCCTGACACGGTGGTGCAAGCTGGTGATGGTGCGGGGGTAAGACTGGATTACCAGCGAGACGTGAACATTGCAATCAAACGCATTGAGGACGCAGTAGCGTCCATGACCTAAGGAGGTATACATTATGGCTATCAAAAGTAAAGCACGGCACGACCTGACATTGCGCAGCATCAAGCGCGAAATTACTGCAGGCAGAGATGTGGCCTATTGGCTTGACAAGGCTTACAGTCATCTGGACAATGGATTGCTGACTGAAGAGGACATTGCCGAGGTGGAAGCCTTGGCACAGGCGTATTATGATGCGCTGGATACCGAGGACAGCAAAGAAGAGGCCACAGATGATACAGAGACAGTCAGCTAAAGAGAGCTTTAATTAATTTATAAAAACAAAAGAAAAATAATTTTTAAGGAGGAATGGAGATGGTAGATATTATGTTACCTTTAACAACTTGTATTTTTGTAGTTTTTGACTTAGCTAGCGGTGGAGTAGCCGCCTGTGCCAACCACAAGTGGAAATCCTCAGAAATGAGAAAAGGATTGTATCATAAATTTGGCTCCATTATGCTTGTGGTGCTTGCATATCTTATCGACTACGCCCAGAAATATGTGGACCTAGGCTTCCAGGTACCTATTGCCGCAGGCGTGTGCGTATACATCATTTTGATGGAACTTGGTTCTATCGTGGAGAATATCGGCAAAATTAACCCTGATTTGCTCCCGGACAAGGTTAGAGCAATTTTAGGACTGGACAAAACAAAATAAATTTACGTAATTTTTGCGTGTTTGAGGTGATACAGTGAACAGAAGTTTGATAAAAAAACTCTGGAAATTAGGCGATAAACAATTTATTGACTACGCCTTGTCGTGTGCCCGCTTAACCTTGCGGGAACGCGAAACTGTACAGTACTTGCTTTTTGACGGATTAACGCAGGAGCAAGCCGCCGAGAAAATGGATATAAGCACGAGAGGATTACAAGGGCTGTGGAGTTGTGCTGTGGAAAAGATTTTGTTAGTTCCCGGCGCGATCCCATACATAAACAGCCTTTAAAAAAACTAAAGATGATTTAAAAATTGCGCAGAAATAAGCACACTGTCTTCGTGGTGGTGTGCTTATTTTTTTGCGATAATAAAACTATAAGGAGGGCGGAGAGATGTATCAATATTGGAACCCAAATCCCGCGGCGGCAAAAGTGGGAGATTGCACCGTGCGCGCTATCTCAAAAGCTACAAAGCAAACGTGGGAAGAAACATATATACAACTTGCTCTGTACGGCTTAATGTTGTCAGATATGCCCTCAGCTAACGCGGTGTGGGGTGCATACCTCAAAGATAGGGGGTTTAATCGCTACATAATCCCCGATGAGTACATGACTTGCACTGTATCAGAATTTGCAAACAACCACCCAGAAGGGGTTTATATTTTAGCACTGTCAGGGCACGTTATAGCGGTAATTGACGGCAATTACTACGATACGTGGGACAGTGGAGCAATGACACCTATCTACTATTGGAGGGAAGGAGGAAAATAAATGTTCGGTTATCCACAATATCCACAACAATATCCACAGTATCCGCAATATCCACAACCGGATTATCTTGACCAGCTCAATCGACTAAAACAACAGCAGGCGCCGCCTCAACAAATGCAACAGCAATCTAATCCTGATGAGCGGATTTGGGTGCAAGGACAGGGCGCGGCGGAGGCGTATTTAGTAGCACCAAATTCTTTTGTCCGTTTGTGGGACAGCCAAGCACCGATTTTTTATGAAAAAAGAGCGGACCAGACGGGCAGACCGTTTTTAGAGGTGTTTGAATATAAGCGAAAAGGCACAGATTCGCCCACAGCGGAGCTTTCACAGTCTAGCCAACCAATTAACTACGAGGAACGCTTAAATGCCTTAGAAAGGCAAATGGAGACGTTAAGAAGGAGGGTATTGAATGAATCTCAATCCAATGCAGATGATACAGCAGTTTCAACAGTTCAGGCAGCAGTTTCAAGGGGACCCGAAGCAGGAAGTACAGAATCTGCTAAATAGCGGGCAGATGAGCCAGCAACAGTATAACCAGTTGCAGGGTATGGCGACACAGTTTCAAAACCTTTTAAAAGGTTTTAAATAAATAAAAAGGAGTGATTTCATGGGATTAACAACAGACGGAATGAGCCCGGCAGATTTGGCGGCAGTCACAGGCAACAATAACGGCGCATTTGGCGAGGGTAACGGTGCTTGGTGGATTATCATTCTTTTCCTTTTCATCTTCTGTGGATGGGGAAACGGAAATGGATGGAATAACGGCGGCGGAGGCGCGGTAGACAACTATGTATTAGCTTCTGACTTTGCAACCTTACAGCGCCAGATTGATAGCGGCATTTCCTCCCTTGAGCGCAAGGGTGATGCCATCAACAGCGGTATTTGTGATGGATTTTATGCGATGAATACCTCTCTTCTCAACGGATTTGCAGGAACAAATAGCACAATCCAGCAGAACGGGTATGATACACGAAATGCAATCCAGCAGGGACAGATTGCAGATATGCAGAGTTTTAACGCTTTGCAGGCACAGTTAGCACAGTGCTGTTGTGATAATAAACAGGCTATTGCGGGCGTCAATTACAACATGGCAATGAATTCTAACGCAATCCAGCAGGAAGTTACAAGTGGCTTCTGCCAGACGAATTTTAACAACGCAAACAACACAAGAGATATCATTGACAACCAGAACAACAACGCCAGAGCCATCCTTGATGCTCTTACAGCGCAGAGAATCGAAGCTAAGGACGCTAAGATTGCCGAGCAGAATCAGCAGTTATTTGCGGCACAGTTAGCGGCTTCTCAGGCATCACAAAATGAAACATTGAAGGCATATATGCAGGGTCAGTTTACTTATTACAACCCTAGACCGGTTCCAGCTTTTCCGGTTTCCGCACCATATCAGTACGGTAACTGTGGATGCAATACCAGTTGCGGATGCTAAAATTTTATAATTAGCAGCTTCCTGCGTTGACGGGATTGTTCGGCTTGTGCCGATGATGCTTATAGCGGCGGGGCAATCGTTCCGCCGTTTATTATTAAAAAAGGAGTGATAACGTGGCAGAATTTACTAATAGCAATATTGTAACCGTGGCAGCGGGGCAGAATTTACCGCTCACAGAGACAGCCGTAAAGTGCGGTAGCTGTATTACACACCGGGAGGGGGCAGGAATTGTGACCCTTAGAGGCCTTACAAACCAGTGCAGGGCGCGCTATAAGGTCAGCTTCGGGGCTAATATCGCCATACCCGCCGGTGGAACTGTGACACCTATTTCTATTGCCCTGGCAATCGCCGGAGAACCATTAAATAGTGCGACAGCAATCGTAACACCTGCAGCCGTAGGCGAATATTTTAATGTATTTACGGCGGCATTTATTGACGTGCCGCGCGGATGTTGCATAACAATCGCAGTCGAAAATACATCTACGCAGGCAATTAGTATAGCCAATAGCAATTTAATCGCCGAGAGAGTAGCGTAAAGGAGGGCGAAAAATGGAATCATTACACAAATTAAAAAAGATGATGTGCAGAGAGTTAGACGAGATTTCCAACAAAGGCGACATGAGCGCCGGGGATTTAGAAGCAGTCCACAAACTGACAGACACAATCAAAAATATTGACAAAATTATGTACTTAGAGAGCGATGATGAGTACAGCCGTGGCGGCGACTGGAACGCATCGGGAAGATATAGCCGTGGGCGTTATCCCGACATGGACTACGGCGACTACAGCAACGCTCGTAGAGGTCAGCATTATGTGAGGGGTCATTACTCTTACAACGATGCAAAAATGCAGGTAAAAGAAACTATCAAAGACATGATGCACGACAGTAATCTGTCTAGTACAGATCAGGCAGCACTAGGCAGAGCATTAGCAGAATTAGACCGATAAGAGAAAGGAGTGCCGCAATGATTAATATGGACGAAATTAATGCCGAAATTGCGGCATTAGAGGCAGGAAAAACAACCTACGCCACTTGCGAACGGCTTTCGATTTTATACAATGTACGCAATAATTTAATGAGCAATCAACAACCGAACCAACTATCTTCCAACACATCATACTACTCTTACAGTTCCGAGCCGGATTCTGAATTTAAAGAAATCGCCCGAAACGCAGACTTTGAGCACTTATTACGCGTGCTTGACGAACACATGAAAGCCATCGAAGCAATGTACCCGCGAGAATATCGGTCAGTTTTGCGAAAAATAAAAGAGGGCGCTTGAAACGTCCTCTTTCTTCTTGTATAATATAATTACTTCTCCTTTATTTCTATCATGTTTTGTTATACGGTAACTGACCTTAACCTGGTGG